CTTGTTCATGCCGAGCCGCTTGCGGGTCGCGGTGACGATGTCCATCGGCTCCAGCAGGCAATATTCCCAGCCGAGGACGATGGTGTAATTCTCGCGGATATAGACCGAGCGCTGGAGGATCAATTGGGCGACGATGGCGCCCACGGCCGGATCGCAGATCTCGTGCGCCGTGATCTGGTCGGCCGGCAGCGGACCGAGAAGGTCGATTTGGGCCTGGTCCTTCGCCTCGATCGGGTCGATCGCATACTGGTTGACCCGGTCTAGGATCTCCAGCTTGACCCAGTTCTTCGCGTCTTCCGGAGCGGAGCGGCTGGCGGCGACCGGGTTGTTTGTGCCGTCAAATTTGAAGTCGTCTTCGTCCAGGTCATAGATCGGCGTGACATCGGGCACGAAGGTCCAACCATTGCCGGTCACGGTTTCGTCGCCATAGGGCACGATCTTGAGCAGATCGCCCGACATGAACCCGGCCGAATTGGTGAGCTGGAGCCAGCGGGTCAGCGTGTCGCGCGCCGCTTCCTGGTCGGTGAGCGCGGCCGACAGAAACAGGCCGGTCGCCTGGCAATAAGCGCGATAGCTGGACTGTCCGACCGAGATCGAGGCCGGATCGATGTTGGCACTCGGGAAGCCTGCGCCGGATTGCGGATCGCTCAGAAAGTCCACGACCATCAGGGAAGGATCGGCGTCGCCGTTTACGCCGCCGGTATTCCAGAATACGCCCTGCACTTCGGCCTGATGGTTCGGCAGGTTCGGGCTGGAGCCGAGATCGTAGGGGGCGACGGCGAGATAGGCGGTCGAAGGATAGTTCAGGGCCTGGTCGGGGTGGTGGGTCTCGATATAACCCCACAACGCTTGCGACGATGTCCCGGCGTAGAGGCTCATATTGAGGGCGGCCAGCGTCGTCACCGAACTCTGATCGACCCAGATCGCCGAGACGCCATGGATCGGTCCTTCGCAAAGGCCCATCATGGCGGCGACCTGATAGGTATAGCTGGCGCTGCCGTCGCTGCCGCCCTTACCGCCCTCTTGGTTCTTCTGCTTGATCGCCGCGAAATCGCCGTACCAGAACAGGTTCGGCGCGATCCGCGTCTGACCGTAGCACTTGGCGATCGGCAGGCCGTTCGAGCTGGTCTGGATGTTGAGGCTGTTCGACTTGACGGGGCCGGTCCCCGATTTGCTATTGCCCAGAATGGTAGACATCAGGCGGCCTTTCCTTCGGTGCCCCAGAGGCTGAAGAAGCGCGGGCGCCGGGACGCCAGCGGTTCGTCGCGCGAGGCATCGCCCAGCGTGCAGCCGATGCGGAATTGCGCATGGATGACACGCGGCCATTCGATCACCAGCGCGGAATGGCTGCGGGTCAGGCCGAAGCGATAGAGCGCGATGTCGCCAGGGCCAGGCGTTTCGACCTCACGGGCATAGCGCAGCACGGCATCGAGATAGCGTTCGGCCGACTGGTGCAGATGCCAGTCGGTCGGATAGGGGCGCGGGTCGAACGGCGGGATCATTCCGGTGTCGACGAAGATCCGGACGAGGATCATGGCGCAATCGACGCCGATGCCCTTGAGGTCGGCCAGATGGTGATAGGGCGTTCCGCGCCAGCTCAGAGCCTCAGTTACGACGGCGGCGCGCTGCTCGGCCTCGGTGCCGGGCATCAGAACGCGGTCTCTGCGGACGGCGTGTAGGGAAAGCCGCGGAATCTGGCGAGATTGTTGAAGCGAGCCGCGCAGGTCGCCGCCGTCTTGTCGCAGCCCGGCCAGATCTGGAAGGTGTCGCCAGCGGCGCAGGGCGTTTCAAGGGGATAGGCCAGGTTGAGACCGAAGGGCGCGTCGGTGCTGACCGACTTGATCGTGCGGTAAACGCCCTCATTGACGCCCGACGTGAACAGGATCGTCCCTTGGACGAAGATGCCCAGACCCTCCTCGTTTCCTTCCAGGGCCGCCGGCAGCGGCGGTGCATCGGACGGCACCGGGATCGTCGCGTTCGTCGGGCCGGCCGCGACCTCCCACGTCATCGTGTAATTCGCTTTGACCAGGCCGCAACCGGCATCGAACAGGCTGTGAATGCATCCGGTCTGGTAGGTGTTGCGCGGCATGAGAACGTCGAGCAGGACGGTCATCGACTTGACCGTGACCGTCGCCTCTACCTCGCCGACCGGATCAATGGTCGAGATCAGCCCAGAGAACAGCGGCACGACGCCGACCGGCGGCTGGCCCCATGCCTGATAGAAGGCCCGCGTCCGGCGCAGATAGGCGCCGTCGAACACGCCGGTCCTAAGCGCCTGCCCCCAAGGGATGCCGTCGATCGTGTCGGCGTCGCTATAGCCGAGCGTGATGGTCTGCTCGTCGACATCGAGGCCGACCGAGAGCTTGTAGCGCAGGCCCGAGACGCTGACCTGGTCGGCGCGATAGACAACGCCGTCGACCGTAAGCGAGACATCGTTGGCCGTGTAGGTCAGCACCGTCCCGTCGAGCAGAGTGAAGGTGAACAGATCCGCGAAGAGATGTTTATCCGTACTCGCGAGATAGGAGATCAGCTCCGGGCTCGCGGCCTTCATAGCTTCTCGCTCGTGAACTTGACGCTTTTGTTCAGCCACATTTGGTACATGAAGTTCTCGAATTCTTGCTGGTCGTCGTCGAACGTGCAGACGAAATAGAACTGCATGTTCTCGATCAGGATCTGGTCGCCGATAGCTGGCGCCGTCTCGAATTGGATGAGGTTCGGGAGCACCAGCGACCAGGCGGCGTTTGGAACACCGCCGACGCTGACTGTCGGCTGGCTTGCTGCCTGACCGATGGGCTCGATCCAACCTCCCATGTTCCGGATCAAGGGAAACAGGGTTGTAGATCCATCCCCTACGCCGATGACCTGAGACGTAATCAGGTTGTCGGTCGGGTCGAGATACAGGAAGTCGTCGAACCCGCCGTTCATGGTGTTGAAGAACCCCATGAGCTGTTGCAGCTCTTGGCGAATACTGTCGGCGCGCAACCCATTGAAGCTCAGTTCGAAGTTATAGAGCGGATAGGTGTAGAGCGCCGCGCGCTTAACCTTTCCCGATGCCCGCGTCGATTTCATGGTCGACCAGGTCGGCCGCTTGAAGGACGAGAAGCCCCGCGTCGAAAAGTTCGGCAGGATAAGCTGGCTCATAGCCCGAGCATCCTTCTCAGGTGGCGATATTTGGAGGGCACGCCATTGCGCGCGGCCTGGTCGAGCGCGGACAACGCGGCGGACTGCACGTCGGCCGGGTTGCCGCCGGTCACCGTCATCGGCGCATGCAGATGCAGGCCACCCTGGACAGCGCCGCCACTGCCGCCGCCGCCTGCGGTCGCCGCCGACGCGGGTGCCTGCGGCGAGCCCAGGCTGGGCATCTGGTAGCCGCCGGCAAGCATCCCGCGCAGCGGCGACGCGATCGACGCCGGCAGCACCATCTCGTTTTTGTGCAGCTCGGTCATGGCGCCGTCATAGGGAACCTGGCCCCAGCCGCCGAAGGCCGAGGCGATGCCGCCGCCGAGGCCCGAGGCGAAGCCCATGGTCGTACCCCAGGCGGCGGTCGCAGCGGCGGCGGCGGCCGGCGGCAAGGCGGCGAGCGCGGCATAGGCATTCGCCGCAGCGACGGCGGCGGCCATCTCGATCAGGCTCAAGTCCTGGGCGACGGTCTGGGTATTCTCCAAGGTCATCGCGGCAGTGCGGTCGATCGTGCCGCTGTCAGTCGCCGCACTCTTGCCGGTTTCGAAGCCCAGCCAGCGGGCGAGCATCGTGGCGACGCGGGTGAAGAACCCGGCATTTTCGGTCTGGCCGAGACTGTCGCGCGTTGCGGTGCCGGCCGCCGTCGCCGAGGTCTTGGCGGTCTCGCCGGCCGTGTAGGCGGCAACGGCTTTGTTGATAGTCGCGGCGTCGGTCGTGGTCGAGAGGGTCTGGAGGAGAGCCCGCGCCCGCGTCTGGGCCTCGCTCTCCGTCGTCATCATCAGTTCGTCTTTGAGCCAGTTCGTCGCGATCTGGACGCCAGCGCCGACATAGGACGTGATCATGGATTGCGCGGCGCGGGCGATGGCCTGCTGCGCGGTCTGCTGCCCGGTGATGACGCCGGTCACCGATTGGTCGATCGCGCGGTTCGCCGGCCCGACTGCCGCATCCCATGACTTGGTCTGCTGGTCGACCGTCTTCTGGGCTGCCTGGATGATCGCGCTGTTATATTTGTCGTCGAGCGCTTCGAGCTGATCGTTGATCCGCTGCTTGTCCTGTAGCGACAGGCCGGACAGCCCCAGTTCCTTGTTCAGCAGATCTCGCTCGGCGTTGTACTGCCGATCGAGGTTGGCCAGGGTCTCTTGGAGTGCCTGGGCGTCGGTCTCGCCTTTGATCTTGACCTGGGTATCCAGGGCACGCTGGACCTGGGCGCTCTGACGGTCGATCGCCTTGATCTGATCGTCGATGCCCTTCTCGGTCGCCTTGCGCTTCTCGTCCTCGATCCGTTGGGTCTCGGACAGCTCGAAATCCTTGGCGGCACGGAAGGCGGCCGAGCCCTCGGCGAGCTGGGCCTTATAGACCGCGCTATATTGCGCGAGCGCGGCCAGGCGCTGCTGCACCGTCGAGTTTTCGTCCTGGGCTTGCTTCTTCAGCCCGTCCAGCTCGTCGGCCAGTGCCTCGCCCCGCGACCGTGCGACGGCGGCGTAATACTCTTTCTCGACCGCCTCGCGCTCTTTGCTGCCGGCCTCGGTGAGCTTGATTTTGTCCTGCCAGAACGCCGCCTCGTCGGCCGAGGAGAGCTGGTGGAACTGATCCTCGCCGGCCTTGCGCTCGGCAAGCTCGGTGCGCCAGGTGTCGACCTGGCTGGCGCCGCCCTTCGGCTTGTCGCGGTTCTCGATCGCCGCGCGGCGCTGGTCCTCGATCTTGAGCGCTTCGGCCAGTTGCGTGACCTCGTCGCCGATCTGCGCCTTGCGCTCGGCCGTGGCGGTCGCGCTCTCCTCGATCAGCTCGTTCATGCGCTGTTGAAGGCGCGTTTCATCCGCGCCGATCTGCGCCAGGTCGCGCCGGGTGGTCAGTGTCCGCTCAAGGATCTCGTTGACCTTGGTCGCGCGCTCGACCGCGCTTTCGCCACGCTCGCCGCCGCCGGCAGCACCGCCAGACGGTGGCGGCGGCGGCGGGGATGCCTTCTGGACCTGGCCGGGCACCCACGGCTTCGCGATGTCCTCCATCGCGGTTTTGATATTGTTGATGTCGCCCTGGACCAGGTCCGACGCCCGACGCCACTCGTCGGCCATGGCCTGGGGAACGGCCTTGATGATGTCGGCCGCCTGGGCGAAATCGCCCCGCGCAGCGGCAGCGATAGCCCGGAAGCCCTGGGCGACGGCGGCGGCGGCCGGCCCGGCGAGGAAGTTGAAGCTGTCGATCGCGCCCTGGGTCGCATAGACGACCGAGAGCAGGATATCGACCAGATCCCAGAAGGATTTCGCCAGGAACGCGACAGGCGTCCGCGCCGCCGTCAGCACGTTGGCGATGCTGCGCATGGAGGTCGCGAGAATGTCGCTATGGCCCTCGACGCCGCCCATGGCGGTTTCGAGATCGAGCAAGGCGTTGCCGGCGTCGCGGCTCGCCTTCTCGAACGGCGTCATCTGCTCGGCCGCGCGCTGGGTCGCATCGGCCACGGCCGAGGCGAGCGCCGCCTGGGCACCCATGATGTCGCCCTGGCGGCTCAAGGTGCCGATCAGGCCGACCGAGGTAGCGGACAGATAGACGTGCTTGGCGGCCAGCTCGTCGACCGCCTTCGCCGGGTTCTGCATGGCCTGCGCCAGACTGGAAGCAGCCTCGGGCGCCTTCTCGCCCGAGAGGAAGATGAAGCCCTCCATCGACTTGGAGAGGTTTTCGAAGATTTCCGGGGTGACGTTCTGGATGCCGCTGAAGGCGACGACGATCTGTTCTGCGGCCTCGACGGAGACGCCCCGGGCGTGCTCCAGCTCGTTGGCGTATTGCTGGAGCATCTGGCCGGTAAAGAGGTCGCCCTGGCCCGAGTTTGCCAACCTGGCCTGGGACTGGGCCAGAGCCTCGTTCCAGCGCTCTTGCTTCAGCAGGACTTCGCCGAGAACGATGCCGACCGCCGCGACGGCGCCGGCCATGCCGAGCATTCCCAGGCTGACACCGCCGGCACGCTCGG